CCTACTGGCTTAGGAGCCATTCCTGCGTTTCTCATCATTGACATCAATTGTCCAACTTGTCCAGCATCGTCAGCAGTCATCGAAATGTTCATTGATGCCGCTTCATTGATTGGCTGTTTTTTTGTTTTTTCTTCAGCCTCGATGTCTGTCATCTGCTGAATCATATCTTTCATATTCATATTACTTACTCCCTATCGGTGATTTAGTGCCAATAGTGTCGCTAATGTCTTTGCTCTCCGGTGCTGGTTTAACATCAGCTATTGGACTGTTTTCTGTTTCTTTTCTTGCTGTTTCTAATTCTTTCAAAAGACTCATAACTCTTTCACCACCAACAGTTTCTTGTGCGTTGGGTACAGCTTGGCCCATATCTTCTGTATCTAGTTTTGGCTGATATGGATTTTCTTCTTTTTGTGATTGGTACTCTATAGCAGGATCATTCTCAGTGCGTACGATAATATGAGCTCTCTCAATGTCTGTGCACTGTGGAATGTATTCTGACAATACTTGTGGTGTTGTTGGATATGTCAGTGTTGCTTCATAGTATGTAACTTCGCTGTTTGAAAGTTGTGGAAAATCCAGTGGTTTTTCCTGTATAGGAGTTTTTTTACCAGGACTCATTGATACAACATTAAAACGTTGTAATGCTGTTTCCATAGAATCAGCAAAGCCTTCTGGTAGCTCTCCTGCTACACCAATTGAAAATTTGTACTCTTTTTTTGCTTCTGTTAGGTATTTTTCAAACATATTCCCGTCCTTATAAATTATTTATCCATATTCTTTAGTTTTTCCAGCAAACTATTACGGTCTGTAACTATATAGCCTTCTCCTTGTACGATAGAGTCACCATCAGGTTTACCATCTTTATCAAGTTTTTCTTTGCGTAATTGTAATTCAACCATTTTAAGTTTCTTATCTAGTTTTGCTACTTTGGAATCTAAATTTGTTTTTAGCATTTGACCAGCTACTTCAAATACTCTTCCTGAATATCTTGATTCAACATTCATGCCTAAGTCCATTAAATCTTCGTATGCTTCCATGGATTTATCTGCTACTTCGTTTAGTTCTTTATCTGCCATTTCTCCCAAGCCTTTGACTTGTGGTAAAGCGGCAGAAATTTTATCCATTTCTGCTATGTCACGCAATGTATCATTCTGCTGTTGAATGACTTCGTGTTTTTCTTTATCTTTTTCCTGCTTGATTATTTCTTTTGAATCTGGTAAATCTAGCAGTTCTTCTAATTTTTTACTCATAGCTCGAATCCATTATATGCTACTATTATTTATCACTTACGTTTGCCCTGGTGAAACAATTCCATTTCTGTAATCACACGGAATCTAATGCCTTTAGACTTACAGTATTTACTTGCGGCTTCCCATTTTGCCATATTCAATACATATGACGCTTGATTTTGTTTATTTTTTCCTATATTTTCACGCATCGCTTGTGAGCTTGGTTTAATTTCTATTAGCTCTACTCTTGCTCTACCTTTTTTGTCTTTATATTGAATAAAAAAATCAGGCACATATACTGTTGGCTTACCTGTCAAAGGACTTCTGAATGGTATTTTTATTGCTTCACTTGCCCATGATGCTATTGCTGGATTCTCATCACAAAACTTCATAAAATGGAATTCCCAACTTGACCTATAAGTTGGACTTTTATTTCCTACATACTTGTCTGGATTTTTAAGTGAGTACTTACCCTGAGCCCAACGCTTCATTGGTTACCCCATGATGTTTCTTGATTCTGTCGGCTTGCGTGTATCAGTCACTCTGTATCCAAGAGTGCTTATTTTTTGTCTATTGAAATTTAATACCTGTGTAACGGTATAACTTAATTGAAGTTTATCTAAACCTTTAAGGGTATCTAATAATTCAAATACTTTTATTCCGTCAAGTTTTGCTTGTTTTAATAAAATTGTTCCTGTGCTGAGTGCCGCAGATTTATCAAATCCTTTGTTTTCTAAAAATCCAATAACAGCATCAACATCATTACTTGGAAAAGCAAGTTCTTTTCCATAGAAGGTGTTGAAATATCTTTTTACAACTACTCCAGAATCTCTTTCATCTGGTTTTCTTGGTAAATTTGTTTCACTCATTGTATTTCCTATGGTCCTATGTAATTAGGATCATCATATCCGGGTCCGTTTGTACCACTAGCATCTGGTAATGCCTTAGAAGTAGAAGCTCCGCTTGATGACATGTTGTTAAAGGCTTTTGCTCCAGCCACTGCTAAACCAGCAAGTGCTAAAGTTTTTCCTCCGCCAAGACCACCACTTCCGCCTTTTGGAAATGCTACACCCGCAACACCGCTGACATCGATACCTGTTGTTTGTCCAATGGCATCTAATCCTTCACCTATAAGTTCTTGTCCTATACCAGCTTTTGAAAGACTACCTAAATTTTGTATTGAATTCGCCGCACGTAAAACAGTTCCAAAACTAACATTACCACCTTGTATATCAGCAAGTACAGAACCTGCTCCAGCCAATACACCGCCAGCACCTAATAGGCTACCTGCTCCACCACCTGATAATGAAATAGGACTTGGACTTTTATCGTAATGTTCTTCAGCAAAACCTTTTGGTCCTGCTTTTCCAATTGGTCCTCTACTATAATGAACTGTTTCATATTCCAATACCATCTGGTTAGCAACCGTCTCAGCACCAGCACTATTGTCTAATGAATCATGTGACCAAGATGCTATGATGGGATTAATCAATGTCATAGCTGTGTATCTTTTTCTCGACAGCTGATATATTGTAATGTTATTAAAGAAAGGAGCAAAGCTGTCATTGTCAAAACCGTATCTGTACATTGTTTGACCATATGTAGCTCCTCTATTGTAAGCACCATGATTGTGATATTCTGGTACTGAAGGATCAGGAGCTCCTGCCGGCATAACTTTTGCGTATTGCCCGTCCCTATAATAATATCTATAATATGCTTCCCACAATGCTGTTGTTACACCAAAAGCATCATCATGAAAAGTTACTGTAATTGGTTGATAGTCAATACGTTTTTGTACTATTCTTTTTCTATTATACTGATGCTTTACATCAGTTTGTACATTATATCTTGGAAGGTCAACTGACTTAACAAGCATATTAAGTTCATTGATATGTTTGGCTCCTAATTGCGGAATTATAGACGCCGCTTCTCTATTAATGTCTATTGAAACGTGATATAGAAATTTTACTTTAGGTGATAGTCTGTGACTATCGTCAACGTAAAGTCTAGCACCATGTTGGTAGTCAGCAAGAGTACCCTTTGGGTTCAAAGCCCCTGATACAATGTTGTCTAAAAATCCATTTAAAAAGTTTGCCATACTAATATTTAGCCTTAGTAATTAACTACGTATATAATAAGATTAGCAACCTACTCCGTGAACTTCAAAATCTAATGGATTATCTTTAGCCATAGACTTTATTTCTAGCACATTAAAGTTGGGATCTTCTACAAAAAACGTTTCTTGCTGGTAATCTGTTCCTTCAAATCTTATGTAAGGCGTGTCCAAAAAACCACCGTTAGCTTCTACACTTTCTTTTACGACTTGAAAATCATCATATGCTAAATGTATACCAAAGTGTGGAACACACACTTCGCCCATGTCTACGCTGTGTCTTTCTCTTTCAGGACCTTTGCCTTGTCTCGGTGTTGTTTCGTGTAAGGTTAATTCGTTACCCCAAAAATCTATGTCCTGCCATTTTCCTTCTTCTGCCATGTCTAGTTTACAACCTAAAACCTTTTGATACCAGGGAACTGTTGTTGAAAGGTCGCCACCCTCGACGGCCAAATGAAATCTATTACTCAATGGAATCTCCTTTAGAATTTTCTTTGCTATGTACAGGTATTTAGTTTTTGGTCATAAAAAAAGGGCCTCGGAAGGCCCTTTAATTTTAATTTATTTTATTAACTATTAACCGTTACCACCGCCTGTAATTGCTGTGTTAACTGTTCTACCAATTGCTGTTCCTATACCTGTACCTTGTGGTGTTTGTATAGCATTGTCGTATCTTACTGTTAATGTTACAGTAACTGGTGCTGATTCAGCATAGTTTAAAGTATTATAGTTAGCACTCTCAACATAACATCCGTATAATTCAAATGTTTCAAGTACTGTTGGAGCATTAGCACCGTTACCACCATCGAGTATTTCCATTCTGGTAACGAATTTATAATCGCTTCCTGACGCCGCACTTGACATTTCAAAGAAGTCTAACTGTTTCTGTAATTGTTCACCAACAAATTTTTGTACGTTGTTGCTTACATCTTCACGTAAAGTAATTGTAATAGGTTCCCAAGTATGTTTACCTGCTAGGTATACTCTTGAGTTGTAAATATCAACAGTCATTTGATCGAAAGTTACGTTTGGTCTAGTTATGTCCATTACCTGCTTTGTTAGTTCAGTTGTTGGACTTGATACACCAAAATTTTCTAGCGATACCCTAAAGCGGTATGCTAATTTTGGCATCAATAACCCTTGGTTAGATGCACTTGCGTTACTATCTAAGGGTACTGTTAACTTTGAAAGTGTTGAAATTGCCATTCTATATGCTCCTATTACTTTTATTTATCCGTTTATAGTCCTGCTATTTCTCCAGTATTTTTAAGTCTCAATGGAATGTATATAAACTCCACAGCTTTTACTGGTTCTATCGCAATATCTACATAAAGTTCATTTCTATCAATTCTAGATGGTGTGTTGTTTGATTCGTCACACACAACTAAGAAGTCATATAATGCTCTTTGTGATACAAGCTCTAACATTAAACTATCAACTTGTGCCTTGATTTCATCACGTGTAATCTTATCATTTGGTT